CCCCCTAAATCCCCCCCCTACTCGAACGTCGGACTGTGCACTAAGGTTAGGTAAGTGCACAACGTAGACCTCTCAACCAATGCCCATCTCCAGAGGAAATGAGTGCATTTCCTGTGGAAGTACTACTGCACACAACGGCGTACGTAAGGGGTAGAAGGGCTGTACTCACGTATTTCAGGGGGTACAGAGGCTGTGAAGAGACAGCGAAGAGACGTATACTACTATTGAGGTGTGTTAAAATCCTCGGGATTTTAATGCGAACGAACTATTTAGCTTTACCTGTCTCTGAGCTGGGTACGTACCTTTTGGTACTGGAGGTGTGTGGTTGTTTTCACTGGTTACGTACCTTTTGGTACTTCTGGTACTTGGTGTATATTTATTAACCACGTCCTCTTCAACTCTATAAGGACTTTGCACTCCTCTTCATTAACGACTGGTTTGGTGACCTCTAATCTACCTGATAAGCCAAGGGGTTGTTAATGAGGGTGTTGATACTGTGTGTTTTGCCCACTACGTTGCTCTCTCTCCTTGAGCCGGAGGCTAGTGTTAATAAACGTGGGGTGGTGGTGGGAAATCGCCCACGCACGCAGTAAATAGAAGCTACCGCTTAGTTGGGGGACTACTGCTTAGGGGTTAGTAGTTAGCTATTTCTGTTTTCTCACCTTTGGTCTCTGGAGGATGGAGAGAGAGAGACGACAGCTTTAAGTAGTAGAGAGTACACATATTCTCTATGACAGCCCATGATGTAAAAAGGCGTGAAAGAATTGCCGTAATAGTAAACACATTGAACGAGGCGAAGGACACTGGTAAGGACATCAGTAAAGAGAAGTTGATATGTATGTGTTGCATGAAGTGGGGTTGCACTCGTAGATTGATTATTGAATACTTGGGTGTTATTGAGCATGGTTCAGAATTAACTTCTTAATGAACTTATGCGCGTGCCTAACCCTGTACTTTGAACATTTGGGCGAACAACACCTCGCGTTACATTTCCTTAACCCTCTTGGTCTCTTTTGTCCAATTTTCCCTAACCCGTTGATTAAGAACTTCTTACCGCACACCACACACACTCTTTCTTTATAACACATTGTCAAACTCCCAGATTCTCCATGCAGTGTAAGCAGATGTAATGCACTTTCAGCTTAAATGCTCTAATTGTCAGAGATTTGTCTCCTTTGGTGATTACTTTCTTGCACATCAGGCACTTAGCCTTATGCTTTGTCAGCTTTTCCTCGATTTGTACTTTCATTGTGATTATAAGTGAGCCTAGCCGGGCGTAGGTTAGTTTCCCGGTTTTATAACCTCTTTTCTAGGCTCGTTGCCGTCTTTCCGGCTGTCATTCTTCCTTGAAGAGCTTTTGCTTTTTTGTTTGCAAGCCGTAGCCCAGAAAGCACTGGGCGATGGGGGAGGCAGGATTTGAACCTACAATACTCCAGGGTACATAAGTGAAAATGGAACCTTTGTACTCCCCCGTGTTGAGCCCGCGGAAATGCCATAACTACGGGCTCTGAAAGGCTTAGATTCTTACTTGTGCAAGTGTGAGAGCTAAGCCAGTTCTCAATACCTATACAGTTTTGAGTATTAAATCGCTTGAAGTCCTGTAAGTATATGCTTATAGGTTGCTATTAGTTCGTTAGAGTTGTTAGTCAAATACTCGCCAATGTTGTCAATGTCCCCAGTCTCGTTGACTGCCAATTCTACCGCAGCTTTAAGGATTACTTGTCCAATAATTATCTCGTCACGTCCACTCTCGGCAAGCACGCTGTTAACTTCATTAGTGAAAGTTTTCTTGATTGCTTCTGGGATTGCTGTAGCTTTCTTCCCGGTTGTCATGTTGACTTCTGTGATGTTGGTGTACTTCCCGTCTGTGTGAAGAACTACCTCGACCGAACCGCCGACTCCTACAGACTTAATGTACCCTTTAGCGTCGTCAAGCCACGGCGCGACTGTAGCGTTCCTGTTCCCGTTGAAAGTTACCTTAAGTCCTTGCCCTTTCGCTGTCTCGAAGGATTCCAAAGCTTTGATTAATATTTCTTCCATGTTAAAAGCCTAGACCAATCAAAAACCCGACAACGAACAGGTAAGCGAACACGATTGTGTAAAAATAGCCTCCAACGATTCCCACTTTAAGCGAAGTGCTTAAATCTTTAAATTTTATTATCATTGTTTATTTTTTCCTCCTTTTCTGCTATTAATCACTACTTGTAAAAAGAATCGTTCCCACGTTAACCCGCTGTTCTCTTTAGCTATCAATAGCTTATGGAACTCTTGCTCGTCGAACCTCATGTTTAAGGTTCTCATAAAATTTCAATCTCCTTATCGAGGCATTTAATTATATGATTTTTTCTTATTCCCTTCCACGACTTACACTTCAATGAAGAAAATGAAATGCAATAAGCATAAAACTCAATGTTCCAAGCCTCAATGCCCCAAGCCTCAATGCCCCAAGCCTCAATGTTCCTAGCCTTAATGTTCCAAGCCTCAATGTTCCAAGCCTTAATGTTCCAAGTCCCACCCTCGCATATAATGTTGCCATTTACTTCTATGTTTTCATCAAACACGGTGTCCTCTTTTAATACTAAGTCTCCTTCAAATGTTGTCATGTTATCTACTAACTAACTAAGTATATAAATGTTTCTATTTAGAACTTATTGTTCTACTGCCTATAGAATTGACTTGATAATGGATTCCCGTTGTTGCTATTAAAGCGTCACCGGCGTAAGCGTCTCCAGTCGAAGCGACCCTCTCAAGAGTGAACATGAACTGGTCACCGATTAAAAAATTTGTGCCGGTTATTGCCGCGAAGTCTGTCCGGGCTGTCTCGTACTGTGTGTCGAACGTGGTATCCGGTGAATCTATTGTCACCGCCGCGTCCAATGTTGCGCCGTCCCTCATCACAATATAAGTTAACCTCCATTGCACGTTGTCGGTACCGCTTGGGGCTGCTATCCCTTGCCAGTGCGTGTGAAAAACTAAGTCCGTGCCCTCCGCGTAATCATGTTGAAGCTCGAACCCGCCGCTAACTTTCTCCCCGATATCGAAAGCGTAGGTAGGTATTGTTGTGTCTGCTCCAGCCTCGTCCACAAAATTAACAATGTCCGGTGCACCGCTTGACGGTCTTGTCAATAAGTAGCCAGAGATGTTGATGTCCTTGTAAGCCTTAGCCGTGCCTGTTGCTTCCATGAAACCTGTTGTTTCAAACGTGGAGTAGTTCGTGTTATCGTCCCCGAACTTACAATCGCCCACCACTTGGAGCTTGGTGTCTGGCGTTGTTGTTCCTATTCCAATATCTAAATTATTATCAATAACCATCGCGTCTACTCCTTCAATCTCAAAATCAATAGATAAACCATTAAATCTAAATTTCTTATAAGCTGCATTAGTTCTATCAAAAGAACTAATAAGCCCATCAGTTCCATCGTGTCCTATTTCTATACCTGTTCCTCCAACTGGTACTGTGTTTCCTGTTACTTGTAATCTTCCACCATTAACATACACATTATTATCAAACTTATAAGCATCAAAATTAGTAAAATGTACTTCATCATTTGCTGTTACATCTTCTGAATTAATTATGAAATCGTTAGAATTAAAATACATAGTTGCGTCCTTTCCAGCACCAAACATTAGTTTTTGATTATCTGCTGGAACCCAAATATTACCCCCTGTCTTTTCTATTAGAAATCTTATTGAAGTTGCAGTATCTCTTATGATAAAAGCTCCATCAAATGCACCTACTCCACTTCCATAACTTTCTAAACTCCATGTAGCAGGACTATTGGAATTAATTAATTTAATAGCAGGTGCACCATAAGCAGAAGCACTTTCAATAGTCATGGCATTACCAAAAACATGTAATTTATCAGATGGAGTATCAGTCCCTATCCCCAATCTCTTATTAACCGTGTCCCAAAACAAATGAGAATTATCTTGAGTTACAGAAGTTCCATCAGAAAATAAAACACTTCCAGAAGTTAAACCAGTTACGTCCAAATCACTACAACTTATATCTCCTGTTGTTGTAAAATCCTCACTTCCAATGTCTACTTCTTGGTTAGCGTTCCCGCCGTCAATGTCGAGCTTTAAAGCGTCGTTGTCGTCAGCATACTTTTTAGTGATTAAGTCATTTTGCTTGTTGGGCGTTAGTTCCTCTTGCTCGATCTGCCCTTTATAATGGATTCTGTCTTTGCCGATCCCTGTCCAGCCGCCCATCAAAGTAACCTCATTGTAACCATAAAGAAATGATATTAAGCGAACTATTTAAAATTATTCTTGAGTCCCGATAAGTAAGACTGCAGCGCTCGGGTCTGTCAACTGGGCTACTCCCATCTCGACCACTCTTATTCTTGTACCTTTGAAAGCGTCCTTCTCTAAGTCCGAACGTAGTGAAACACTCTCCCTCCATGCCCCGACTACCTTCGGAACTACCACAAGAGCATAAGATGCCGTCACATTGTTAGAAACTACCAACTGGATTCCGGCTAATTTACCGGCTTTCCCGTTCTTAGCCATATCCTCACCCACGCTCGGGAACTGTCCCCCTTTCTCTGCGAGGTAATTAACGATACTACGATGATCTTTCTCTGAAACGAAAGCCATTAGCCTTGATGTGTCGTAGTTTGCTTCTCCAATTAATTGTTTAGCGTTCATTAAGTTGTCAATGATGGAAGCGCTTGACCCTTCCCAGAAGTTCGCTGCTGCGATTGTGATTGATTGAATTTTGTCAACTATTCGACTCTCTGTAAGTGTGTCCCAAATCTTACCGTCCACCGCGGAGACTGTGGCTTGTGTTAGCTTGAAGATGATTTGTTTTACTTGGTCAATCTCGGAGCTCATTACGTCCTCGTAAGTTATGAAGTCTTCAAGACCGTATTTTACTATGTAAGAATTAACCTCTTCACTTGTTGGTGTTGCTCTTGGGAAAGCTGCGCCTCTCGGGATTCCTTCAACACTAGCACCACTAGCGCCAGTTAAAACGGTTGTCGCTGCCCTGAAAAAAGTTTGTTTCCAAGCGTTAGTCTTAACGATTCTTACCGCTTGTTTGAATTTGTATGAAGGTTTCGCTATGTCTCGGATAACCTTGTCGATAACCTCAGTCCTTAAATCTGCTGTGCCTGTCTGTTGGTCGTATGCCATTACTTCTTAGCCTCCTTTGGTGGTGTTAAAACTGGTTGTGCTCTGCCTAGCTTGATGTCTGCTAGTTTCTTTTCCGCGTCGGAAAGTAAATGATAATTTGATACGTTTTCCATTTTAAATGTTCATCCTCACTTGTACTCTTAGACCGGTTGTTTGGTCTTTAAGTGCATAGCCTATAATTGTGCTTGTTGCTGTTGATGTGTCGCCAGCTGTCATAACGGAGTTAGTCGTAATGTCCACCGCGCTCTTCACGTTGTCGCCTGCGGTGATAGAACCGCTAGCCGTGAACTCAAAAATACCGTTCGTGTAAACAGAGATTTCCGTGCTTGGGTCGTCGCCTTCCTTATCCATTGCCGAAACACCAGCGATTAAGTCACCAGTACCAGCGGACTGTGAAGCCGTTCTCGGGTCTGCGAATTTTAATAAAGAACCTTTAGGAATATCTGTTCCAGCCGCTACAGTGAATCGTCTTTGTTGACCGTCTTGGTTTGTGCCATAAGCCTCTACAACCCTTACCGCGTTTACTGCTGCTGTTACTGTCATACTGTTCGGTTAACCGAATAACTATTTAAATGTTACGATTCTTAGAGTAATTCTTGGTAGTACGTTTTTTCTGCTTTAGGGTCATACATTTCGCCGAAAGAGTCCTTTCTAATCCCGATGGGGTGTATCGCGACGCCGTTGACTTGGAGGTGGTAGAGTCCACGCTTGCTATTGTCCATTAACATGAGGGGTTGAATCTCTCTCGCCTCTTTAAGAATTTTCTTAGGAATCTTTTTGACTCCGCACATTTTACGGAGTACCGCCATTCTCATTCCTTTCATTGATACGTTGCCATAAATTCCTGTGCTGTTATCGTTCACCCCAAGCATACTCAAAACTGTGGCTAAACAATCTTCTGGAAATATTAGTTCCCAAGTCCCGAGAACGGAAGGCCTTAAAGCCATCTGGTACAATACGTCGAAGTTTTCACCGCTCTCTGTGTCCTTCCTTGTCCATTTAAAAAATTGTGACTGGGCGAAGATTTTCCAGAGTTTAACTTGCGTGTTGATTCCTCGGACGTAGAGTTGTAAGTGCATTATCTCCAGCTCCTATATTGCCAGTATTTAATGCCGAGAATTAGAAGTCCGCCAAGAATGAACCAAAGCCTTAACTCTAAATCACTCATCTTTCAATCCTTTAAGGATTAAGTTCGCTGTTAGAATGTCGATATTAATCTTTTCAATGTGACCCAGTAGCCTCTTCTTGTCTGCTTCGCATTGTTTCAAGACTTCGGTAGTCTGCTTGATCATCATCTTCTTAATTTTTTTATTCATCATCTTGCATAAACTCCTTTGCTTGTTCTTCATCGAGGTCGTCTTGTGTCTTTTTCTTGACTTCTACATTACCGCCGGATATTCCGGATAATCTCTGATTCGATGTAGCGACTTCTTGCTTTTTAATCAACTCTTCCGTTTTCTTGTTGGCCGCTTCTTGCCTTTCAATGAGCGAAGTAGTCTTATTATACAAAGAATCTTTCGTTTCAGTTTCCGGAGATATAGGATTATCCTCTTTTCCTTGTGTGTCAGTCTTGTCTGTTTGTTCATCGGTCATAAGTTTAAGTGACACAAGTACTTTATATTCTTTTCGATATTGCGACGCGTAACTCGTCTAAGCTATTAATGAGTTTCTTTTGAAACAATAACTTCTCGGTAATGAGAGAGGCAGTCCATAACCCCAAAACACCGTACTGGAGGAGGTAGTCTTCTATCATTATGCCCGCCTGTTCGCTAGTTCTAAGAAAGCGTACTCTGAAGGTTGAGGGTTAATTAACGACGTCCTCATGTCTTGGTTAAGAAAATCACGTTCTCCACCGGCTGCGTAGAATGCTTCGAACTCTGCCAGATTCGGTAATGCTGTCTCAAACTTGGCGACGTCCCTCGAAGTGTCGAGTTTCATCTGCCGGTACGCTTGGTCAATCTGTGCCGCCACTTTATTATATTCAGTTAAGTACCTCGCCCTGTTGGCTGGGTCGTTGGCCGCCAATGTTACCCAGTCGTTCATGGTTTGTTTTCCTTCGTCGAGTACCCTTTGCTGGGACGTGGTCGTGTCAGTCCTTTGTGATTTAAAGTTGCTAATCATTCCGCTAGAAATTCCTGTCACGAACCCGGTCACCGCACCAATAGCAGCTCCACCTCCCGCGCTCACCGGCCCGGCTACTGACCCGCCAGCGAACCCTATACCCGCGCCCGTCACGGCATACCCTAGAGCTTTTGGTATTGATGAAACTATCCCTGTTGTTGCTGCTTCGCCAACGTCCAGACCAGTAGGAGAAATTCCTAACTCGCCGAACTGGCCAACACCGGCCGCTAAGTCTTGACCGGCCGCCGCTTGTTGAGCTTGTTGCTCTTTGATTAGTATACCCTGTTGAGCCGAAATTCCGCCAAGCTTGGAAGCTTCGAACTCGCTAGCATTTTCCAGCCTTTCACTTTGTTCTCTTGTTAACGGTTGTCCGGTAGGAATATCTGTTGGTCTTCCGCCAGCTTTAAATTCTTGAATAAGCTCCTCTTGTTTTGGGTCTAGCTCTGGTGCCTTCTTTGCCGCGGGAGTCCCAATAATACACCTTTCACCGTCCCATCTTCCGCCCTGTCGTTCACAATTTAATCTTTTCTCGTCTAGGCTTCTCTGCTTTGCTGCTTCTGGGCCCGGAGCTCCAAAAAAAATGTCGGTTGGTGCCATTATCTGTTCAAGCTAGGCTCTACCTCCGAAGGCTGGATGTTAGTTTGGCCGGTGTTGGCCGATTGGTTGTCTTGAGTCTTTGGTGCTAAACTTGGAGGCCTGTTGAACTTAACCTTTCTAGCCATCTGGTTCCAAATGCTCGCTTCCTCGTCGGACTGCTCCTTACCGTACGTTTGTTCGAATATTAAATGGCCGTTGATTCCTCCGACCTCGCTAGTGCCGTCGCTTGTAATCATGTTTCTAGGGATCCCGAAAGTCGCGAAGGCGAAGTTTTCTCGGCTAGAAATCCAGTTCTGTCTGTCCTCGCTTGACTTGCTTGGGTAAGGTTCAATCTTGGCGGTGTCCTCCGGAAGACCGACCATTTCGCCGTTCTTGACAGCTTTCTCGATTTGGGTGTTAGCGTAAGCAATCTTGCCCTCGTTATTTGTTTTGTAGTATACCACTCCCAAAGCCTTGTCACGGTGTTTGATTATTCTTTCGTCGGCTTCGGCCTCTTGCCTGGCGTCGATTGTTTTTCTGATAGCGTCAATCTGTGAAGTGCCATGAACTTGGTCGCCTATCCTCTTGTTACTGGTGTGGTACATATTCTCGATGTCTATCGTTTCCCATGTACCGGTCGAACCTTGGTACACACCGTACCTTAATATTCTTCCGTCCTTTGAAATTATTTTTACCCTCTCCGGGCTTATAGGCACCAAATTTAAGATTACGTCGCCTTTGTCTGAACGTACTATTTCCATGAAAGCGTCGCCTATTACCAACTTGATTACTTCGTGGTTCCACATTAATGACTGGAAAGTGTCGTTGCCTCGCCCAGAGAAATGTTCGAACTCTGCCTTGGTTGTGGGGTCTTCATACTCAACGCCACGACCGAAAGACCACGTCGCCATCCCGTTAGCCGCGGAGTTCACAATCGGGTCGTTAGTGTAATAGCCTAAGTTCGTGTCCGCTTCCTCAAAGTAATGAACCGTCTCACCGTCCGCGTTTTCTGTGTCTAGAGCCTTAGATTCCATGACGAAGTCCGAGACTTGGTTCGTGAAGTCGGTGGTGGTCGCGTTGGATAAGTTTAAGGTCGCCATTATAAGTCGAGTTTGTAAGGTACGCTTATTTTAGATGTGGTCGTGACTGAAAGTGTAGCGCTGGTTCGACCGGCTGGGTCTTGACCGTACTGGACTGTCCCAGCGCCCGGTGAAGTCATCGAAAGTCTAAACCTTAAACTGTCTCCAGCTGGGATTAGTTCGTTGTCAATATCCATCCTCATATACAACATCCTAGGTGTAGTTGTCACGGTTGGCACGAAAGTTACAGTGCTCCCAATTTGTGTCTCTGTCGCGCCGTCCCACCTGTAAAGTTCTGATATGAACGTGAACGTAGCTGAACCGTCCGACACAACCGGGATTGAGATTAATACCGTCCCGTTCACCGTTCTAGGGATAACGAAAGCCGTTAAGTCGTAGTCTAAATCGGAAGTCGCGTTTGTAGCGCCGATGTTTATCGTGTTAGAATAGTCCTTGTCCGGGGTTAAGTGGTAATCTTTTCCGCTAGCGTCCTCGCTCTCTATTAAGTAGTATGTCTCGTAACCTGTGCCGTTGGCAACGTCGACAGAATCAAAGTTTACCAGCGTGGGGCTGGCCGTTGAAAATCTTGTGAGTTTTGGTTGGAGCGGCATTATAAATCCACCGCCTTAATTCTGTCAAGTGTTTCACGATAAGCAATGTCTAACACGTTAAGTTTCGACTGACTCGTTGCTAGTTGCCATTGGTTTTGGTTCTGGTTCACTGCCAAGAAAGCGGCTTTACTTGACGCGCAAAGAGCTAAAGATTGTTTCACGTTCGCGGCGAGTGAAGCGTAGTCTGTCACATAGTCACGGTCGGTCTCTAAGAATATTAAGGCTTCCGCTTGAAGTATCCAGATGTTAGTGTTGGCTTCAAGGATTTGTGTGGCGCTCGCGTTCTCACCAATCGCTAGTAAGACTTGAGCAGTCGTTGCCAATGTTCCAGCGTCTACCATTAATTACCAATCCTCGCTTTTTGAATTTCTGTCGCTAGATTATCAATAGCAGTAATTAATAAAAAATCTTTGTCTTCCAGTTCGTACTCTACCTCTTTAACCTTGTACTTTTTCATACTTGTATAGAACGGACAATAAGATTTAAATGTTTGTATTTCGTTCCTTGTCCCGCGTTCGTGTCCCCTTCAACTATATGTGTATAATTTCCGAATATTTTCAAGTGTCTAGTCCCCAAACTGTCATTTGTATAAGCATATTGTACGCTCTTATAACTCATAAATATTTTTTTATCTTTCAATAAGTGAACCTTGCCAGTCTCCATTAACATTTTCCAATGGCTATACTTTACTTGCTTCTGGAGCTTTCTTCCCTTTCCGTCGTTGTTAAGTATTTGTTTAGAATTGTCTATCGCTATAGTTATTCTCTTTGTTTCGTCGTCTGTTATTAACCAATCAAATACTCCCGCCCCTATACCTCCAGAATCTATGAAGATGCGAGAAAAGTCATAAAGGCGATGAAGCTCCTTTATGTGCTCGAAGGTTTGGGGCAAGAGTGTTTTTTTTGTGATTTCAGATTCTACTTGGTACATATGGTCTCCCCTTAACTCGAGAATCTGGAAAGTTGACTCATCCTCGCCCATTCGAGCAACATCTACGCCAAGATAATATTCTTTCCCATTAACTATTTTTTCAGGTCTTTCCTCTGTCATGCAGTTTGTAATCAAGTCGTCAGAGAACCATTGACGCATGTCGTCCAAGAACATGCCCAAATATTCTTGGTTGTATTCCATTTCGCTAAGAATAGCTTTCTGGTTAGCTAAGAATTTGATGGCTTTGTCCTTCTTTGCCTGTGTCCATTCGTCATCAACCGTTCTATTATTAATGACTTGCTCACTGTTAATGTTGAACACTTGCCACCTGTCTTCAAAGTTTTCCCAGTTCTTGAAGAAGAAGTTTTTCTCTGTGCTGTTGTTAATGTATTTTCCCCTCGGAGTGCTACTCATCCAGATTTGGCCGCCGGTTGTCATCAAGACAGGCATGGCAGCCTTCCACATTAATTCTGGCATTCCGCTAGCTTCGTCAATGTACAAAACGTCGCCGGTGAAGCCCCTAACCGCGTCGCCAGTGTTTCCGACTGGTCTACTAATTACGTGAGCGCCGTTCTTTATCCAAATTCTTGACTTCGTAGGCTTGTTTTTGCCCTTTTGGACTAAATTCTTGTGGTTTCGCTCCAAATAGTCCAGAATCATCACTATTATAAGCTGGGCTTGGTCTTCCGTTAAACTCACGACAATAACTTGGTGCTTTGGATTGTTGAGCATATAACGAGCGATTTTGTGAGAGAAGATAGTGGTCTTGCCTACTTGCCTGCCTGTGTTGGCTAAAATGTCGCCTTTCGCATCGAGTATCTTTATTTGCCATGGGTCGTATTTCATACTACTATCCTCTGGGATTGGTCATACTTCATTAGCCTTCATCTCCTCTAATCTCGTCATTGCTAATTCCCACAAGTCAAAGTGGTGGATGTGTAACCAGTGAGTGAACCATAAAGGATTCTTGTGAGCACTCCATTTTCCCAGAGTGTGGTGCAACGGGCATAACATTATACCATTCAATGGGTCGAACTCGTACTTACTGAAACTGCTCGGGATTATGTGGTGAGCGTTGAGGTAAGCAGTCTTGTCGCAGCCGGTAATGGCACACGTTCCACCGTCATGGTCATATATCTGGTCACGCCATTCTTTGTAAACTTTACGCCCGTAGTGCCGCTTCATCGATATTACAACATGAACCTAATATAAAAAGTTTCTGGACGATGACCAATAATGACCAATAATAATAAAAAATCTCTGGGCGATGACCCCCCCCTAAATCCCCCCCCTACTCGAACGTCGGACTGTGCACTAAGGTTAGGTAAGTGCACAACGTAGACCTCTCAACCAATGCCCATCTCCAGAGGAAATGAGT